ATGTTTAAACCGGAACTCCTTTCCCCGGCGGGAACGCTGAAAAATATGCGTTACGCTTTCGCTTATGGCGCAGATGCTGTTTATGCGGGCCAGCCGCGTTACTCCCTGCGTGTGCGCAACAACGAATTCAACCACGAAAATCTTCAGCTCGGCATCAATGAAGCCCACGCGCTGGGGAAAAAGTTTTATGTCGTGGTCAACATTGCACCGCACAACGCCAAGCTGAAAACCTTTATCCGTGACCTGAAACCGGTGGTGGAAATGGGGCCGGATGCGCTGATTATGTCCGATCCAGGGCTGATTATGCTGGTGCGTGAGCACTTCCCGGAAATGCCAATCCACCTCTCGGTACAGGCTAACGCCGTAAACTGGGCGACGGTAAAATTCTGGCAGCAAATGGGTCTGACCCGCGTGATCCTCTCTCGCGAACTGTCACTGGAAGAGATTGAAGAGATCCGCAATCAGGTGCCGGATATGGAGATCGAAATCTTCGTTCACGGCGCGCTGTGCATGGCCTACTCCGGTCGCTGCCTGCTCTCTGGCTATATCAACAAGCGCGACCCGAACCAGGGCACCTGCACCAACGCCTGCCGCTGGGAGTACAACGTCCAGGAAGGGAAAGAAGATGACGTCGGCAACATCGTACACAAGTACGAGCCGATTCCGGTGCAAAATGTTGAGCCGACGCTGGGTATCGGCGCGCCAACCGACAAAGTGTTTATGATCGAAGAAGCCCAGCGTCCGGGCGAGTATATGACCGCGTTTGAAGATGAGCACGGCACTTACATCATGAACTCGAAAGATCTGCGCGCCATCGCCCATGTTGAACGCCTGACCAAAATGGGCGTGCATTCGCTGAAAATCGAAGGCCGTACCAAATCTTTCTACTATTGCGCACGCACCGCGCAGGTTTACCGTAAAGCTATCGATGACGCCGCTGCGGGCAAACCGTTCGATACCAGCCTGCTGGAGACGCTGGAAGGTCTGGCGCATCGTGGCTATACCGAAGGTTTCCTGCGTCGTCATACCCACGACGATTATCAGAACTACGAATACGGTTATTCGGTTTCTGACCGTCAGCAGTTTGTTGGTGAGTTTACCGGTGAGCGCAAGGGGGAGCTCGCGGCGGTAGCGGTGAAAAATAAATTCTCCGTTGGCGACAGCCTTGAGCTGATGACGCCGCAAGGCAACATTAACTTTACCCTTGAGCACATGGAAAACGCCAAAGGTGAAGCAATGCCGGTCGCACCAGGCGATGGTTATACTGTGTGGCTCCCGGTGCCGCAGGATCTTGAGCTAAATTACGCGCTGCTGATGCGTAATTTCTCCGGGGAAACCACGCGTAACCCCCACGGTAAGTGATTAATTTCGATTATTTTTCCCGGATGGAAAATTCTTAGAAACCGATCACATACAGCTGCATTTATTAAGGTTATCATCCGTTTCGCTGAAAAACATAACCCATAAAATGCTAGCTGTACCAGGAACCACCTCCTTAGCCTGTGTAATCTCCCTTACACGGGCTTATTTTTTACGCGTAATTCAATGAAATAAAAGGATTTATTTCTGGTCACGTCCACACATTGACCACATCGACAAAAAAGCCCCTCGACTGAGGGGCTTTCTGTTTGTAATTACATCCACATAATTTGCTGCCCTGACGGTAACGGGTGCGGCCTTACGGCGTGGACTTCTCCCGGCTTTACGATGTATCGCTGTACCGACTCATAAGTGATGAACGTGGCGCTGCAATTCACGTTCTGACACTGGTGATAACGCTCTTTTGTCGTGTCAGTGATATAGCGGCTTGTACGCGCATGTGCGGCATGCTGGCATAAAGGACAATGAAACATCGCGAGCACCTCTTCCGGTTTTGTTGATGGTGCCATTCTAGTTAATTTATCCTTATAAAACAAATAGATAAAATAAAAACATCACTCATCATCTTCTGTTTCGTACTCCACATCAGAAAGCCTGACCTCAAGCTCTAAGGACGTCGTGAAGCCGCTATTATTCAGAAAATGTGTCACCTTAGTGATTGTCCAGTCCTGCTCGTCTATGACGCGCTTAAAGCCTGACACTTTAACCGGTGTTTCCGTGTAAATATCTGCCCGACCGGTAGCCAGGCTGATGGAGAACTCCGCCACACCCCGTTGCAGTTTATCCCACTTCGCCTGAGCGGCGCGCATGGCCTGTGCTTTCGTGGCATATACCGTGGTCAGTGCAAAAACGTTGTCAGCCTCACCGGCCATGTATTCACCTTCGCGCGCTTCCGGTACTTTTAGCGCTTTCTTCTGCGTGACCGGTTTTGCTTTCGGGTGCTCCAGTGCGCGCAGGTGTTTTTCTTTCTTTTTGCGTTTCAGTTTTACCTTCTGCTTTTGCGGCTTCGGGTCTTTGGTGTGAAGCCACTTTGCCGTTACGCCGGTATAGGCTCCACGGTCAGCAATCGCAAAATGATGACGGTCGCCGTCGCTGCGGGTGATGGTAATCTGCGGGATTTTTTTACTGCTGGCCGTCACCCCCTGCCCCGCTTTGAGAAACAACAGTTTTCCCATTTTTACCGAGACCTCACCGCCGTTGCGTTCTGCAAGACGGGTCAGGAATTTCGCATCAGACTCCTGCGACTGGTCGATGTGCGGGATTTTAATTCCGGCCAGTGACGGAGCGACACTGGCTTCCAGCCTGTTACGGGAGGCTATCGCCTCAACAATCGCACCGAGCGTGGTGTCATGCCAGGAGCCTTCCCGGCGGGAATTGAGCGTCCCGCGAAAATCTGCACTCCGGGCGCGGATGGTGACCACATCCGGAGCGCCCCGGTGTTCAACCTCATCAACGGTAAATTTCCCTTTGCATACCAGGGCAAAACCTTTCCAGCCGATATAAACCGTCAGGACAGCGCCACGAACCGGCAGCCCGACCTGCCCGTCGGCATCGTTCAGTTCAATATCAAGCTGGTCAGCCTCAAAGCCCCGGTTATCCGTCAGGGTCATACTCATCAGACGGTCGCTGATATTGCCGGTAATATCCCTGCTGTCGAGCATCAGCATGTAATCCGGCGTCAGCGTACTGCCTGCATCAAATGTCAGCGCATCCAGCATTATCCCGCCCCCGTCATACCCGTGAATTTAGTCGCCAGACTGCCAGCCTTACCGATGAGCGATTCCGCCTGTTTACCGATATCGCCATAAAGCGCGGCCAGTGATTCATCAACGCGGGTGAGTGACAGCGTAAAATCAATTTTCCGGGGTGTGCCGTCTGCAAAGAAAATACTCCCTGTTTCACTCACCCTGCTGATGACATACATGCCGTAAATCATGCCGGTGCCATCCAGCAACGGCCACGCCCGGCCTTCCTCTGCCATCAGTCTGAGCGTGGTCATCGTCAGCTTTCCGCCGGTCAGTTCAGGATAAAGCACACCGGCAAGCGTGATGTTTTCCTCACCCGCACCGAGAAACTGAAAGGCATCCCGTTTGCCGATACGGGAATTTGACGGCCAGCGATAATCTGATTCACGCTGCATGGTCTGGTGTGGCAGCGTCTGGCGCATAAAAACAAACATACCTAACGCGAGCATCATTTTTCGTTACCTCCTTAACCGTCATGCATCATGCTGGCACGGGCGCGCGCACGTTTATCCCGCTCGTATTTTTCGAGCGCATCCTGTAACTGGCGGTCAAGCTGTGTCCCCGGCGCAGTACCGCCCGTCAGGTTGATGTGATATTCGTTTTTACTCTGGTCCACATAAGAGCGACCAGCCGGTGCCGTGACCGGCTGGTAAGCCTGATAGCCTGCATAAGAGCTGGTCGCCGGAATATAACCACCTGTGCCATACGTGGCGGCATGAGTTCTGGCGGCAGTCTGGTCAAGTGCGTCAGACTCTTTGTTGATGACGCCGAGTTTTTCCAGTACCCAGTCAATACCGCTGCGCAGTTTGTTGAACGCATTAAGCGGCAGCATCAGCGCGTCAGCCAGTGCCTGCCCGAACATGACGCCAGTATCACGGCAACGGTTCAGGGTGTCCTGGGTGGCTTTGACCGGGGCAATCAGGTTTTTAAACCACTGCCACGCGGCCTGTAACTTTTCGCCCAGCCAGTCAAACACCGGTTTCAGTGGCGAGAACAGCTCCCCCACCGGCGCAAATGCTGCTTTCAGCCCTTCAACCACACCACCAAAGAATGCGCTGACAGGCTCCCAGTATTTACGGATAAGCAACGCCCCGGCGACAATGGCGGCCACCACAGCCACAATCAGCCAGCTAATCGCCCCGATGGCCGTCATAACAGCACTGCCAACCGTCGTGAAGATTGCCCCCATTGCGCCTGCTGCCGCGATGATGGCATTAATGCCGGTGATAACCGGCCAGGCTACAAGACCAATTGCACCGATGATGCCAGTAAGCGCCAGTGCGCCACCGACAATAAGGCCGATGGTTGACGCCAGTGATTTGTTTTTCTGGATCCAGCCGTCGAGTTTTAACACATACTTTGTGGCCGTCTGCGTGAGATTACGCAGTGCGCCTTCCTGTTGGTCAAACAGGTCAGTCCCCACCGCCTCATAAGCAGACTGAAACTCCTTAAAGTCACCGCCGAGGTTATCCTGCATGATTTTAACCAGCTCTTCCGTTTTACCGTCCGAGGCTTTCAGCGTGGCGGTCAGCTTATCCAGTTTTCCGCTTGCAGCCGCTGCCAGTAAAACGTTCGCTGATTTCAGGGCTTCCTCACCAAAAATGGTTTTAAGGTATTCCCCCTTCTGAGACGTTCCCAGCTTGTGTTTATCAAAGCTGGCCTGAATCTCTTTCAGAATGGTGAACAACGGACGCATATTTCCCTTTTTGTCCGAGGTTTTAACGCCAAGCTCTTTGAGTGCTTCCCATGCTTTCCCTGTCGGAGCCTGTAATCGGGTGACAACGGCACTACTACCAGTACCAGCCATTGACCCCCTGATGTTATTGTCATGCAGCACACCTGTCATGGCCGCTGCCTGCTCAAGACTTACACCCGCCGTCCTCGCAACCGGCCCGAGGTAAGTCAGTGCATCACTGAGCCCCTGAAAATCAGCCGCCGACTTATTCATCGTTGCCGACAACACGTCGCCCACATGGCTGACATCATCATTTGACAGTTGAAAGGATGCCTTAGTCCCCAGCAACAGTTGCGCGTTTTCTTCCATCGACCGCTGATTCGCCAGTGCCATATTCAGCGTGACCGGCGTTGCCGCCTGAATAGCCGCAGCATCTCCACCCGCTTTCGCGATGATTATCTGTGCACCGGCCGCATCATCCGCCGAGGCGGCGGTATTGTCGCCGAGCTGGCGCGCCTGTTTGCGTAGTGCGGTCATTTCGGCGGAGTCTTTTGCCACTCCGAGCACGGCCTGCAATTCTGAGTTTTTCTGCGCAAACTCATAACCGGGCATCAGCAACTTAACTCCGGCCATCGTTCCCGCCGCCGCAATCCCCACACCGGCAGCGCCTACTGAGGCCATATTTCCGGCCAGTTCCTTTCCGGCCTGATAACGCTGTTTGACTGCGTTAAGTTTTGCCTGTTGCGCACTGACACGCGCCAGCGCGTCACGCTGCCGGTTAAGCTGGGCGGTGGTTTCACTGATACGGTTTTTCAGTCCCTGCTCATCATGTGCAAGATTGCGGGTATTAATTCCCACAGCGGCCAGTTCCCGCTGCTGGCGTTTAACGGAATCCGTCAGGCGGTTATATTTCGCCTGTAAGTCCTCCGCCGCTCGCTTTGCTGATTCCAGCACTTTCGCCTGAGCACGGGTCGGACGTTCGGTGTTTTTAAACTGTGTGGCAAGGGCTTCTGCTTCCTGCCGAGCCTTTTCAAGTGCATGACCAGTCACGGCGAGCTGTGCACTGGTCTTGCGAAATCCCTCAATACGGGATGTCTGACCGTTCAGCTCGCGCAGTGATTTTTGTGTTTCCCGGATATCCCCCGACAGCGATTTGCTCGCTGTACGGATGGATTTAAACGGGCGTGATGCCTGGTCAACAGCCCTGAGCAATACCTGTAATTTTACATTGTTACTCATTCGTGTTTCCGCTTCGCCGGAGCGCCTTTTCGCGCCATGTGATGAGTTCGGTCAGGCTCATGGGATACAGTTCTGATGGCGGCCAGTGAAATATCACTGCCACATCCGCCATCAGGTCATCGACCGAGAGATTTTTCGGAAACGTCACTGCACCGAGTTCGGCGACAAAAAACCGACCACCTTACCGGCCAGCGCCACAAGGTCAGGCAGTTCCAGCGCGGCGACTTCCTGCTCGGTCAGCATCGGTGCCGTCATGCGCGGCAGCACTTTAATCAGTGCATCGACTTCGGAGTTCGCGACTGCAGCCAGACTGACACCGCGCAGCGTCCCGGCATTGGGTTTCATCAGCGTGACCTGTTCGATAACCTGCTCACCACGTTTGACCGGATTGTCCAGGGTAATGACGTTTTCTTTGTTCATGGTTTTCTCACTTCTGAATCGGGGTTAACCGGTCAGCCAGGCTGACCGGATGAAAATCACAGGCCGATATTGCGGCGGTGTTGCTCCAGCCGGTCGACGCCGTTCACCTTCTCAATCATGTTGATGGTGTCGATTTCGACCAGCTCCTTACCGTCCATCGTCAGCCGGAAATAGGTGCAGACCACGGAGATTTTCGACTCGGTGTCTTCTCCCTGTTTGCCCTCGCCGGTGTCGATTTCTTTCTGACGTCCACGCATGACCACCTCGACGGCCACCGTTTCGCCGGTATCGTCGCGCTGGTAAGAGCCTGCAAAACGAATCGGTACGGCATCCACACCGGTTGCGGCGTAAAGCTCCCAGATAACCGAATCCGGGAAGCCACCGAGCGACCACTCCATTGACAGCGCATCGTCATCAAGGCCGAGGTCTACCGGTGCGCTGCCGTTCATCCCCGCACCGCGATAGTTTTCGAGCTTACGGGTCAGTTTTGGTAGCGTGACGGACTTCGCGACGCCCTGATAGCTGTAGCCGTTCAGAAAGACGTTCATTAACTTGAGTTTGCGCGGCATTGCCATCGGTCAGGCTCCTTAATTGCTGTTAACCGAGGTGACCAGATTTGCCAGGTATTTATCGGTAATACGCTGGCGCAGGGTCAGGTTTTCAAGAGGAGGCACCGGGGTATAGTCGTAGTCGATATACAGTTTTCCGGCCTTGAGGGTTTCCGCATCGTTGGATTCTTCGCTGAACCAGCAGGTCGCATCCACGATATAGCCGTTTGTTTTCAGCTCACGGAATTTGGCATTGATGCCGTCAACGATGTCGCGAATCAGCGTTGCGGTGATGGGCTTGTCCACCGCCCACATGTGCGCCTCAGCCATCGTGTCGGCCAGCACCTGCGCGGTGCGGGTGTAGTTTTCAAAGAGGAACAGCGGGTCATCAGAGCAGGTACGGTTACCCCAGAAGCGGAAACCGTCACGGCGAATCAGCGTTGTGACGCCTGACTCGTTAAGCAGGTCAGCATCGGTGCCGGACTCCTGCAAATCCCAGAATACGGACGCGCTGATGCCGGTAACACCGTTCACCCCGACGTTGGACAGCGTTTTATGCCAGCCCTGCTCCTGGTCGATTTTAGCGCGCAGACCCAGCGCACGGGCGGTGGCATACGCGGTGGCGGTGGTACTGGCGACCGTATCCCATGCGAGGAAATCCGGCCAGATGACCATCAGCTCACGCTGGCTGAAATTCTGACGGTAGGCTTTCACCTCGGAAACGGTCTTACAGCCCCATGCGCTGATATACCCGAAAGCGCGCAGCTTCTGACAGACTGATGCCAGTGCAACAGCCACCTCTTTGGTGTCCAGTCCCGGCACGCCGAGAATACGCGGTTTAACACCGGTTACCGACTCCGCCGCCAGCAGGGCTTTCAGTCCGGTGTACTGACCGTTTTCGTCGGTGGTGCCGATGATATTGGAAACGGTCTGCGCGAGTTTCGTTTCCTCGTCGTCGCCGGTGCCGTCTTCCACACGCACAACAACGGTGACCGGTTTTGACTGGTCGGCGATGGCCTGCAACGCTGCCGCCAGCGTGCCTTTTTTACCGGCCTTTGCAATTGCGCTCTGCACATTGGTAATCAGCACAGGTTTATTGAGGGGGAAGGTTTCCGCATCCGCATCGCTGGCCGTGCAGACCATGCCGACAATGGCAGTGGATACGGTGGAAATGACGCGGGTGCCGTCGTTAATCTCCAGCACCTGCACGCCGTGATGATAGTCACTCATCCGTTTAACTCCGTGGTTAATGGGTGAGTGGTATTTTCAGTTGTGCCGGAGATGTCAGGCTATTTGTCCCGGTTGGCTAAGGGATGACACAATTTATTCTTTGTCGCTGATGAGGGAAATTTTTTATAGAGCGTGGACAGGCCAATATCAAAAATCAGCGCCACACGTTGACGAGATTCCCCCGCAGCCAGCAACCGTCCGACCTGCTCCCACTCACTCGCGGTGAGTTTCGGACGTCTGCCACCAATACGACCTTTGGCTCTGGCCGCTTCCAGTCCGGCGCGTGTCCGCTCGACAATGAGTTCTCGCTCCATTTCAGCCAGGGCACCCATCACATGAAAGAAAAAACGCCCCATCGGCGTGCTGGTATCAATAGCATCCGTCAGACTGCGAAAATTAACGCCGCGTTCGCGCAGTTCCTCAACCAGAATGACCAGATGCCGCATACTACGCCCCAGCCTGTCCAGCTTCCAGACTACCAGAGTGTCACCTGCTGATAATGTTCTGAGCAGTTTTTTCAGTCCCGGTCTGTCGGACTTCGTGCCGCTGATTTTATCCTCAAAAATCCGCTCGCATCCTGCGCACTCCAGCGCGTTACGCTGCAATTCCGTGTTCTGGTCATTTGTTGACACGCGTACATAGCCAATAAGCATGAGCATCCCCCTGAATAAAAACCGGAGATGATGCCAGTTACCCGTTATCTCTGCATTTTCATAAACGTTGGTTTGGGAGAAGCGGCAAAACGAAATGTGGGCAACGGGGAAAACCAAATCCCTGATATGTCTTTCTGGACGGTTACTGGTGGCAATGGAAATTTTGTGATTCGTCAACCTGACGGGCTAATCATTCAGATGGTTACTGTAAGTATAAGCGGTCCAGTGGCGATGAATGGAATGACTGATAATGCTTATGCCATTACAGGTTCTAATAAGTCTTATATTGCCACAGCCACATTGCCCTTTGTATTTCCTAATAAGGTGCTGGGCGTTATCCCTCTGGTATCAACAACAGCTTATGGTGGTGTATCCAGTAATATTACAGGTTCATACGCGACGGCGGTTTGTTCTTTTGCCGCTGTCAGGGGGAATAATACGATTGTGTTCAAAGTCGACAAACCACTGAATGCAGCCTTTCCTTCAGATACCAGCGTCTCAGCGTTAATCATTGGACGGTAAGAATGAACTCAGTATTCTTTTCACCCGGAAGTAAAAGTTTTTATCTGCAAGAATTGTTTCCAGAATATGAGGATGCGGGAACGCTTCCTGATGATGTTATTGAAATTACCAGAGAAACATATGAGCAATTTCTTGGGCTGCATCCAGAAGGGAAAGAAATTGGCGCTGACAGTTCAGGACGGCCAATATGGATTAATTCCCCGCCGCCTTCAAAAGAGGATGAGATGCTGGCGGCTGAAATGAAAAAGATATCTTTGGTTTCAGAAGTCAATACCTACATCAATACCAATCAGTGGCCTGGCAAAGCTGCTATTGGTCGTCTGAAAGGTTACGAGCTGGAACAATATAATTTATGGCTGGATTATCTGGACGCACTGGAACTGGTTGATACCTCCAGTGCTCCAGATATTGAATGGCCTACGCCTCCGGTAGTTCAGGCCAGATGACATCCGGCGCGGTGCTGGTATCTGTTGCAGTCACCGCGTCAATGTAATCCAGCACAGCGTTAAGCCGGGTTGTTTCTGCCTGCGTCAGCTTCCGCCCGGCCTGCAATTTCAGCTGAATCAGACTAATGGAAGCCATAGCAGCATCAATCAGTGACTGGCGCCGTACTTCTGCCGCGTCTACTGCGGCGTTATGCTGTGCCTCAGTATCGGTCACCCATTTCTCACCATCCCATTTATCGTATGACGTTAACGGGGCGATAGTGGTTGTATTTTCAGGGTAATCACCCGGAACTGTGATTTCTTTTGATTCTCCTGTTTCGGTGCTATAGACGATTTCACCGCGATGGTCTGGCACATATTCCCATGAGTTAAAATCTGCAGAACGGCAAATTGCATAACCAGCTTTATATGAGCCAGGAGCATCTAAACAGGAACATGCCGGGATACCGACACCCACAGCAAGATATTCAGTTGATGTGGAAATATATTCCCGTGTTTCACCATCATAATTATAAACGGTAATGTCTCCGGCCTTTGTGGCGATGAGTTCATTATTTAATACAGCTTTACTTATCATGCAGCCCTCACAATATAATTAAAGGCGATGTTACGGGAGCGGGTTTCAGATGCTGTGCGAACTGAGCGAGATGCGTCGAATGTCCAGTTATAAGCGCCATAACCCTCAATAATTTCGGCTTCCTTTAGACCTGTAGATAATACTTGCCCATGTTGACTAAATGGCCCTGAACTAAGTACGTCTCTAAAAAGCTGGGTACGCCCAAAAGAACCAACAATATTCTGAATTGCATCATTCTGTGCAGATAATAAGTTACGACCAGAGTCAATCCCGCGCCCATCATCCCAGCCACGAATAAATTCACCGCGTAAATCTGGTAATTTTAATGTTGGGTAAGCCTTTGCCAGATTTGGGTACTTTTCAGAAGAAAATACTGCTCCGTTACATTTTAGCCACCCCGTTGGCGGAGTGGCTGAAGGCCACGGAACAGGCACACCAACCGGTAATGCAGAGCCTTCTCCCAAACCAAGGTATGCGAGAAGGCCGGCAACATCCTTTCCGCTCAAATGAGTCAGCGTCTCATCCAGTGGCTGCTTACCTGACAGCGCATTGTTAATGGTGGTGCTGAATTTCGGGTCATTGTTAATGGCTGCGGCAATTTCTTTCAGTGTGTCCAGCGTAGCTGGCGCACCGTTAATCAGAGCGGTAATAGCGGCCTGAACAAACGCAGTGGTCGCAATCCGCGTGGTGTTATTTCCTGCGGCAGGCGTCGGCGCTTTTGGTTCTCCGGTAAATGTCGGATTATGTTTCTGTGCATACTGGGTATGAGGATCCTGTGCGGCAATGTGGTTTCTCATCTGGTCATCCACATACAGCCTTAATTCCAGGACTTCATCATCCACGTATTTACGGGTCGCCAGTACCACCGACGGGTCGATTTTCAGCGTGATGGCTTCGGTATTCGAGACAACCAGAATCATGCGGATAGTCTGGGTACGACCGCTTCCTTCCTGCAACTGCGGTTTGTACGTTTCCGGGCAGTTTGCCACCGCAATGAGTACGCCTTCATCATCATAAAGCCCAATCTCACGGATCCAGAATCCGCCCTCGTTCTCAGGGATGATTTGCTCCGCAATAATCTGGCTCTGGTTGTTCGGGTCAACACTCAGAAGATTCAGCGGCGCGATGCGTTTCTGGTTAATCAGTTTTGTCTGTGCCGGGTCTGGTGTCGGCAAGACACCATTCGCATCACCAACGGCCATTTGCGTCAGATTCAGCTTACTGCCGAGCATCGTCGCGTTAGCCAGCCGTGCTGCGCCCTGATTAGTCAGAATGGCGTAGTATTTCACTGTCATGCGTTTACTCTCAGGTTATCAATTAAATGAATGGCCGAGGCCGGGAAATAATCCCCTCCGACAATAATGGCCTCCGGGGTGTAGGGATAAACCGTCAGGGCGTCACCGTGATAGCATCCCGCACCGGCAAAAATGTTGCCGGTTGTACTTAAACTGATAGCCAGTCCCGTCAGATGGCGGCTCGCCGGTTTTGCATCAGCAACGAGGCGCTCCAGCTCCTGATACATTTCCTCGGTAATACCCTGCTCAAGCACGCCAACAACGATGCGGAACGTCCCCGGCTCCTCGTTGAGCTGCCACCACTCCCTCACCTCAATCAGATATCCGAGCGGCTCCACCACACGGCGAATCGCACCAATAGTGCCCTTATGGCAGTGAATGAAATACGCATCGCGGATAACAGCGCGTTTTGTCGCTTCCGGCCACTTATCATCCCAGCGGTCAACCGAAAATGACCACGCCAGCCACGGCAGCAGATTTGCCGGGCAGGTGTCCGGGTTCCACAGCTCACGAATACTGACCGGCGTTTTTTCAATTTCCGCACAGGCTTTTGCGGCGGCGACTTCAAGCGGTGATGAGCCAGTCGGCAGCAGTCGCGAATCACTCATCCGAGCCTCCGGTCACGACGCTGTATTCGGTGCAGAAAGACGCCTGCGTACTGTTGAGCACAATGTCGGCCAGCGGTGCGGCCAGCTCGACACGCTGCACGCCTTCCACATGCAAAGCGGCATAAATGGCAGACAGACGGATGTCACGCCCCAGCCGGTGCTGTGCCGTGATATACGCTTCCAGTTTTTTCACGGCGGCGGCGCGGATGGGTTCGCTTTCGGGACCAGGGTAAAGGTAAAGCGTGGCGTTTATCTGGTATTCAACAATGGCGGCAGACTGCACGGTCACGCGGTCGGCCACCGGCCTGACGTCCTCGCCATTAAGGGCGTTACGCACCACCGCCAGCAGGTCTTCGGATGCCACACCGTTATTTTCACGTGACAGCACGGAGATGGTGACGCAGGCCGGAGACGGACTGGTGACAGAGATATCTGCGACACGCCCGTCGGCACTGCGACCATGATACTGATAGGCACCCACCGACCCGGCGACGCTTAAGCCCTCAAACGCCTGCTGAATACGCAGACGATAATCGGTGTCAGATTCCATCACTGCCGGTGTCGGCGGGAGGGTCGAATCATCTGCCGGGGTGATAATCAGACGCGTGGTGTTGTAATTGGCACCAATCACATCAAGGTCATTACCGGCGGCACAGGCCAGCATCACCGCCCGTGCGGCCTCATTCACACGCTGACGCCAGATAAGCTCACGATAAGCATTTTCCTCCAGAAGTTTGACGAGAGGCTCGGATTCCAGCGTCAGGGTACGGGCGACCGCCTCCTGCTGGTCTTCCGGGTAAAGGGAAATCAGTGTCGCCTTGCGTTCGGCAAGAATGGTTTCAAAGTCCAGTTCCTCGACCACATCCGGTGCGGGTAGCTGGTTCAGGTCGATAATCGGCATGGTTTCAACTCACAGGGATGGTTAACGAAAGTGGCTGACCGGTGTCGTTGTGCTGGCCGGTTAACGTGACCGTCATTCGCCCGTCAAAGCTGCGCGCCGTGGTGACGGATGACAGGGTGACGCGGGGTTCCCATTTCAGCACTGCCATGTAACAGGCGACCTTAATCTGCAACTCAAGCGCCGGGGTCTGCGGCTGGTCAATCATTGACGCCAGCAACGAGCCGTAATCTCGACGCATCACCCGTGAGCCGACCGGCGTGCGCAGGATATCGCCGATACTCTGGCTGATATGCTCAAGGTCAGTGACAGTCAGGCCATCACTGGGATTCATTCCGAGATAACACGCTGTCATAGAGGTCCCCCTGTTGTGCCGCCACTGTCGCCGGGGTGTTTATGGGTATGCAGTACCTTACCGTTTGATGAGAGTTCACCACCGGTATGTGCAATGTTGCCGCGCATCGTTCCGCCCTTCTGCACTTCCAGCGTGCCGGTAATCAGCCTGTTGGTGCAGACCACCTCCGGTGTGTCCAGGGTGACGCGGGTTGATGCTTTCAGCATTACCACCGGCACCGTGGCAGTAACAGAATCAGAAGCCGTCACGCTGGCCGTTTTAATTCCGCTTACCGTGAGTGCACTGGTTTCGGGTTCATACTCAATCACCGCCCCGTCAGGGAAACGGATATGCAGGGCATCCGCCGACGCAGACGGCGCGGGGTTATCGCCGGAATAAATCCCCGGCAGAACAAACGCCGTGTCAAGTTCACCGCCCACGGCCAGAATCAGCACCTGCTCCCCCACGGAAGGTGCCCACCATGTGCGCGAACGCCCGGCACGACAGGTCAGCCACTGAAGCCAGTCGGTGCACATGCCGCCGGTCTGCACACGGCAGCGACCGGCTTTAAGGTCGGTTTCGACGATAATGCCGGTGCGGATCATGTTGCGCAGTGCGCGCGCGAGTTCCTGAATATTTGCGAGAGTGTTCATAACGGGAAGGATGCCGCCGGGTCATACCGGCGGCAATGCGACGATGAGGTGTCGGGAATGGCACAACTAACGGTCGAGGTGAGCCAGGATAATCTCTTCAATCATCTGCACATCCTCACCGGTAAAGCCGAGCAGAGGACGCGCCGGATAATCAATTTTCTTACCGTCTTTCCGGTTTTCTTCCGACAGGCCGAACTGATGCACGCTGGCAATTTTCGGTGACTTCCCGCCGTAAAATTCCATTGCTGCCTGTTCCGGGCTGGCGCGGATATGCAAAAAACGACTGGTGATAAGTTTCGCAAACATTTTTCGCTTAACACGACCAGTCTTTTTTCTGGCGCTCTGCTGCTGGCGTGGCGCGTAGGGTGTGCCGTCCGGGGCTTTCTGTGCCATCACCCGGCGCTGCTGACTCTGACGCAGACGTTTCGCCAGTTCGGCGCTCAGTCGCCGACGCCCTGACGGTGACAGCGACTCAATCAGTCCGGTCAGCCGGTCTTCAAAACGCTTAAACTCATTCATCCCACTTGTTCACCAGTTCGCCATTGATATAAAGCTCCATCGGGCGGGTGACCGGCTCCGGCGGCGGGGGTTCCGGGATATTCTTCACATGCAGTGCGCCGTCCACCTCACTGACCAGCGTGCGCTCGGTCAGCATCAGGCTGATGCTGATATCAAAGCTGCTGTCATTGTTGATGTCTGCATAAAACGTGAAACCTTTTTTCTGACCTTCGTCGGTGGTCATGATGTCGGGTTGATTTTCCCGCAGCCACGCCAGCACCGGCACAATGAGCAGGTCAAAATCACCGGTAAAGTCGGTCACAATCACATTGAGCGTGTAACGCTTTTCGAACGACAGCGACGTCGCCAGTGTGGAGGCAATACTCCCGTTATCCACGAATATCCGCAGCATATCGGGGTTAGTTTTCAGCACCGTGACGGCATCAGTCAGCGCCCTGCGCAGGCTGTCGGGTTTGAGCATCGTTTTCGTCCTGACAGTGTTTAATCATTTTTACCTGGCTGGCACAACGTGCCAGCGCGTTCTCAAGCTGCCGGATATCGGCACTTAAATCGCCGTTCGTCTCCGGGTCACTGCCCGGCATCGGGCAAAGGCTCACTTTCGGGCAGGCGTTGGCGACAATCACTGGCGTCGGTGCAGGCGGGGCGCTGGTGCAACCGGCGCACAGCATCAGGCAGGTCAGCACCATACCAGCGGCGAAAATCTTCGTTTTCATTAAGTAACCTCGTGATGGTTTTCTCGCGCTGTGCTTCACGCTTCGCGGCGTTCTCCAGTTCCTGACGCAGTGCCACCTGCGCCAGCTCGTTTTTGTCTGCCCTGGTGATGGCAACATGAAGCTGATTTTTCAGCATGGTGATGGTCGTCTGCTGTTCACTGGCGACGTTATTCGCCCTGTCCAGCGAGGCGCGCAGGCTGGCATTTTTGTGTTTCACCAGAAACAGACCGGCCACCGCCAGCGATAACAACACGACCAGCACAATCATCAGCTTTGACATGGTTCCCGCCCCTCAAAACGCTGACGACAGGCCGTGCGTATCAACCGGAAGAACACCAACGCCACGAGGTAAATCAGCGCGGTAAAAATCCACCCGGCAGCGACCAGCGAGATAAACGTCGCCACCATCACCACCAGAGCCGCCGCCCGTCTGCGCCACGGCACCGGCTGCAAAAACAGCGACGCGACAATCTTCACGGCCAGCGATTCCGGCGGCAGCTCCCGCCCGTAGCGTTCCAGCACATACTCAGTGGCATACACGCCGACACCACCGGCAACCACACAGATAACCGTCGCCAGAATCGCCCAGGCGGCGACAAAATTGACGGCCACGCTCTGCGGGTAAATCAGGGACAGTGCCAGCATCAGCGCCAGCGACACGTTCAGCATCAGTGAAAGGGATAATTTCTTCATGGTGTTTACTCCGTTTAAGCCGGTACGCCGCCAGCGGTACGCCAGACGGTGACCAGTTTTTCCAGTGAATGCTCACGCTGACCGTAACCGGCACCCGGCAGGGACGCCCAGATATTGCGACAGCGTGAAATGGCGCGCTCAATGCGTCCCGCCCGGATGTCATCCAGTGCACCGCGTTCGCGGATCAACTGAATGGCAAGTCTGTCCTGTGACAACGGACTGAAATCCGGCAGGGCAAGCTGTTTGCGGTAATGCGGCCAGAACAGGTAAAGCTGCTGATAGCGACCGGAGGCCGTGGATTTTTCACCGCGACGGTTAAACACCTTCGCCGGTCGGTCATGTGCGAACGGGTGGTCACTGTAGTCGGTGAAAATTTCCGGCTTCCCGTCCAGTCCGGTGACTATCACGTCATAGCCCCGGTTTTTCGTCAGCGGATGGTTTGCCGTCCCTTCGGACACGGCCAGCATGTCGAGAAAGGCCGCGATATTCTGATGCGTGTTAATTACCGGCATTACTGTTTCCCCCTGCCCTTAAAGCGGCGCTGAATGGCAATCTCAATCACCTGATAACCGGCGATACCCAGCATGGAGCCGATGCCGCACACCGCAGGCAGTGACAGGTCAGGAAACTGCACCAGAACAACACCGGCAACCATCGAGACAAAACCACCGAGCAACATGCGCCCGATAAACAGACGCGGGGTGATGGGTTCACCACCGGCAAGCACCTTGCCGACAACAATCAGCACCCCAATCATGAAAAGCGACAGGACGCTTTTTTCTTCTGCTGTCATGCGTTACTCCCACAGATTGACAGTTTCAGCCACGGGCGCGGTCTGAACGTCGGGCAGTTCGACGGCGGTGCCGTGCGGCAGCACCGCACCCAGTTCAGCCAGTCCCGGATTTGCGGCGAGCACGGCTTCGACCACGCCCTCAGTGCGCCCGTAATACCGGACACAAATGGCGTCGAGCGTGTCGCCCTGTAGCGCAAAGGTCTTCATCAGATTTGACTCACGATGCAGCGCGGCTTGTCCTGGATACGCGCCACCGCCCAGCGCATATCCCGCCACAGTTCATCAATGGTGCTGTCAATGCTGTCAGCCTTCTTGTCGCCTTTCGCACTGGCATCCACGCCGCGATAACGCTCATAAAGCGACGCGGTCGCCATCGCACACACGGCGCGCTCGTAGTAAAAAACTTTGATGCTTTCACCGTCGATGTCGTCCGCCGGGACGTCCGCCAGACGCGTAAAACCGGCGGCAATTTTCTGTTCGCGGTACTCGTACAACTCCGCATTCGTCTCCGCCATGCCTGACTTGATGGCCTCACGCAGACGGGCGGGGGCGACGGTCTGCTCAAGGCGCATACGTTCCCGGACGCGCTTCGGGTCGATATCGGGAAAAAAGAACGTGTTTTTAATCACCGGCTCGTCGCCTGCCGGTTGCGGGATGACCACCGTACCCTCACCGGACACGGGAGCCTCCTTTCGCGGAATAATCAGCGTCATCATGACTACCTCTGAAAAGTCGGGCGGTGGACGCCGGTGCAGTGTCAGGTGATTCACCCTCACTGACCGGCGTGCCGCCCTGGCGCGGGGCGCATTCGGTTGTTAACTGGCTTTCTTTTTCGGGCGTCCACGTTTTGCCGGTGTCACGCTCCGGGTCTTACGCGGGGTACGGGTGGCCGCTTTTGGCTGCGGCTCCGGCTTCGGTTTCAGCTCCCGCTCCAGTCGTTCAATCTCTTTTTTGACGCCTGCCTGACAGTCGAGCTGTGTCGCACGTTGCAGGTGTGCCAGCGCCCCTGCGGCATCACCAGCGTCACGCAGAAACAGACCGGTGATTTTGTGCAGCTTTGCGCGAACTTCATCAGGCATGTCAGCCGTGGCGGTCAGTTCGAGGGTGTCCGTCAGCAGGCGGGGATCCACAGATTCACCGGCAGCGTGGGCGCGCATGGCCGCGAGCGCCACCTCCTCGGTGAACATGTACGGCGGGGTGCGGCGGTGTTTACCCGGCATGGTCAGACCGTACTTCAGGGCATAACGGGCAATCTCCAGCGCACCGGCAATATCGCCGGTATCCAGACGCCACAGCATGACCGTCATCAGAATGTCATCCTGTGCACCTTTGCCCTGCTCCAGCACGCCGTTCACCCACGGCAACCAGAACGGCAGCAGTTCGCGTTTTTTCGCGGCCTTCAGCTCTTTTGAATAAATCGCTTTCAGTGTGCGCTGGTCTGCGGCGAGCTTAACCAGCATCTGCTCATAGACAGTTGCATGTCGCAGCGGGGCGGCTTCCCGCTGCGCGGTCATCGCTGCCGAGACCCGCATCATGTGGCGCTGTGCGGGACTCGTCATCGGTTACGCTCCCGGCTCTGCGGTCGCCTTAGCCGGTGTGGAGAAATCACCGACCTTAATTTTTTCCACCAGACAACCGGCGGCGTAGTCTTCCACCACGTAATCAATGTTCATTGACTCGTAGTTCTCCACGCGGTCGAGTTTCGGGTTTTCCTCAATCACGCGGCGATGGCTGTCATCCATGTAGTAGATGGACAGGTTTTCCAGCTTCGTGATGAGCATCGCATCCGCCGGGAAGTACGGGACGCGTACCGCTGGCAGGTTACCGATGCGTTTCTGGCTGATGATGACGTCAGCGGCCAGCATTTCGCTGTTGTCCTGCTCCTTGTTAACGATGGGGAAATACTTGTCCGCCAGTAACTGACGCCCCACAATCACCACAAGGTCAGGGTCTTCCTGATACCACGGCTCAATCAGGTTGTTGGTCGCATCCATCACCAGTGCATCAAGGCTGGCATAATCACCGCCCTTACCCACGCGGATAACCTCAGAGGTGGTGCGGCCTTCCTCGTCAGTGACCTTGCTCATCACACGCGCCGGGGCTTCATTGCGGTATTTCTGCAGCCAGCCGACCGCCACATCCTGCAGCATCGGATTGCTGCTGCGGTCAGAGGTTTCGGCACGCTTCACGCCGTTAAAACCGGCCATGATTAAATCAAGGGACTGGCGTTTGATAATGGCGTTACGGACACGGAGCTGGAAATCCTGATAACGCGCCCACAGGTCAAGCGTTTTGTAGCGAATATAAAAATCGAAGTTAATCTGGTCGCATTCGTACTTACTGGACGCCAGCTTCGAGAAGTCCTTCGGCTGACGCTCGGTGCCACCGGCGGTGTCGGTGGTGCTGGCGATGGAGCCGGTGACACCGATACCAATTTTTTCCCCTTTCATTTCGCTGACCGGCACAATGTTGATGCGGGTCAGAAAGTCAGAGGACTCCTGCATGGTGTTCATCAGGGTCTGGGTGACCGACGGTTCAACGGTGAATTTTTTCGACACATCACCGGCGTCGATGCCGTTCAGCTCGGCAACACGGGACAGGTAGGCATTAAATTTAAAGCGGGTTTCCTGGCGCATAGTTTTTCCTGAAATTAAGGGTTAATCGTGAAGGTTTTCCCGGACTGACTGACGCCGGTCAGCAGTTCGTCATCAGGGCGTCACCGCCACCACCGGTGGCCTTGCTGCGGCGCTGCTGGGTCAGACTTTCGGTGTGGTCGAGGCTGTTTTTCAGGCGGGTGAATGCCTGGCTGGTTTCATCCACCTTGTCAGTCACCTCCTGCTTAAGTGCGGAAAAGGCGGTTTCCACCTCAGCGAGGCGCTGCTCAGTGGCGCTCAGTTTTTCCTGCACATGTTCAGCGACAGCGGTCACCGCTTCATGCACGTCATTCAGACGGGCGTCATCGCTGGCCTGTTTGCGGCCAAAAATGGACTTCACCTTTTCGGTCAGGGCGGTGAACACGGTTTCAGGCAGGTCTTCAAATTCCAGCTCAACGGGCGTTGCCACTGAAATCAGGTTTTCAGGGCTTAATTTGAAGCGGTTCAGGGGGTTGTGTTTTGCCGTGCGGCAAAATTCCAGGTATTCCGTGCCGAGGCTTGCCGGGTCATCGGTGACGGCCAGCCCCACCAGATAACACTTGCCGGTGTTGGCAAAGTTCGGCTGAATTTCCATTGAGGTATAGACCTTCTGCGCGGCCTTGTTCATCGCGATAAGGTCATCGGTCGGGGTGATTTTCGCAAACAGCGCCCATTTGCCTTTCAGCGCCGAATCATCGTCAATCTTTTCGGCCTTCAGTTCGATCACATCGCCATAACGCTTAAAAATACCGTCAGGCAGGATGCCGCGCAGATGTTCCAGGTTAATACGGCAACCATAGACACGCGGGTCAAAGGTTTCGGCCATTTCCTGAATATCCTGCGCACTGATGACACGCCCGTCACAGGTGTCACCCTCAACGCCGATACGAAAGAATTTTGATGCTTTTTTTGCCATTGTCAGGAGTCCTGAATAGTGATTAGAGGAGTCACATGTCGGCATCAGTTTCCCGACGATGCGCATCCTCCGCCATCAGTCCCGGATGGCTTATCACTGACACAACAGCACCTTAGCGAATCGCGGGACGCGACTCAGTAGCCTTGCCGTGTATTCATCACGGCGAGGTATTCATGACCATCACCACAGACACCACTCTTTTACACGACCCGCGTCGTCAGGCGGCGCTGCTGTACTGGCAGGGGTTTTCCGTGCCGCAGATTGCCGCCATGTTGCAGATGAAACGCCCGACGGTGCAGAGCTGGAAACAGCGCGACGGCTGGGACAGCGTTGCCCCCATCAGCCGTGTCGAAATGAGTCTGGAAGCGCGGCTGACCCAGCTCATCATCAAACCGCAGAAAACCGGCGGTGACTTCAAGGAAATTGACCTGCTCGGACGCCAGATTGAACGACTGGCACGGGTCAACCGTTACAGTCAGACCGGCAACGAGGCAGACCTTAATCCGAACGTCGCTAACCGCAACAAAGGCGGGCGTCGCAAACCGAAAAAGAATTTTTTCAGTGACGAGGCCATCGAAAAGCTGGAGCAGATTTTCTTTGAGCAGTCTTTCGAATATCAGTTGCACTGGTATCGCGCCGGGCTTGAGCACCGCATCCGCGATATCCTGAAATCCCGCCAGATTGGCGCAACGTTTTATTTTTCCCGCGAGGCGCTGCTGCGCGCCCTGAAAACCGGTCATAACCAGATTTTTCTGTCGGCCAGTAAAACGCAGGCGTATGTGTTCCGCGAATACATCATCGCCTTTGCCCGGCTGGTTGACGTTGACCTGACCGGTGACCCGATTGTCCTGGGCAATAACGGCGCAAAACTGATTTTTCTCGGCACCAACTCCAACACCGCACAGAGCCATAACGGTGACCTGTACGTCGACGAGATTTTCTGGATCCCGAATTTTCAGGTACTGCGTAAGGTGGCATCAGGTATGGCCTCACAGAGTCACCTGCGCTCGACCTATTTCTCCACCCCGTCCACGCTGGCGCACGACGCCTATCCGTTCTGGTCGGGTGAACTGTTCAACCGGGGACGCGCCAGCGCCGCCGAACGCGTGGAAATCGACGTCAGTCATAACGCCCTTGCCGGTGGGCTTCTCTGTGCGGACGGCCAGTGGCGGCAGATTGTCACCATTGAGGACGCCCTGAAAGGTGGCTGCACGCTGTTCGACATTGAGCAGCTTAAACGCGAAAACAGCGCCGACGATTTTAAAAACCTGTTCATGTGTGAATTTGTTGACGACAAGGCGTCGGTATTCCCGTTCGAGGAGCTGCAACGCTGCATGGTCGACACGCTGGAAGAATGGGAAGACTATGCGCCGTTTGCCGCGAATCCGTTCGGCTCCCGTCCGGTCTGGATTGGTTACGACCCGTCACACCGTGGCGACAGTGCCGGATGCGTGGTGCTGGCACCGCCGGTGGTGGCCGGTGGCAAATTCAGAATACTTGAGCGTCACCAGTGGAAAGGCATGGACTTTGCCACCCAGGCTGAATCCATCCGCAAACTCACCGAAAAATACAACGTCGAATACATCGGTATTGATGCCACCGGCCTCGGTGTCGGCGTGTTCCAGCTCGTGCGCTCGTTCTATCCCGCCGCGCGCGATATCCGCTACACACCGGAAATGAAAACCGCAATGGTGCTCAAGGCAAAAGACGTTATCCGTCGTGGCTGTCTGGAATATGACGTCAGCGCCACCGACATCACCAGCTCGTTTATGGCTATCCGCAAGACCATGACCAGCAGCGGACGCAGCGCCACCTATGAGGCCAGCCGCAGCGAGGAAGCCAGCCACGCCGACCTCGCCTGGGCGACCATGCACGCCCTGTTAAATGAGCCACTCACCGCCGGTATCAGCACCCCGCTGACATCCACCATTCTGGAGTTTTACTGATGAGCAAGAAAAAAGGGAAAACACCGCAACCTGCGGCAAAAAAAATGACTGCCAGCGCCCCAAAAATGGAGGCATTCACCTTTGGTGAGCCGGTGCCGGTACTCGACCGCCGTGACATTCTGGATTACGTCGAGTGCATCAGTAACGGCAGATGGTATGAGCCACCGGTCAGCTTTACCGGTCTGGCAAAAAGCCTGCGTGCTGCCGTGCATCACAGCTCACCGATTTACGTCAAACGTAATATTCTGGCTTCAACGTTTATTCCGCACCCGTGGCTTTCCCAGCAGGATTTCAGCCGCTTTGTGCTGGATTTTCTGGTGTTCGGTAATGCGTTTCTGGAAAAGCGTTACAGCACCACCGGTAAGGTCATCAGACTGGAAACCTCACCGGCAAAATATACCCGCCGTGGTGTGGAGGAGGATGTTTACTGGTGGGTGCCGTCCTTCAACGAGCCGACAGCCTTCGCGCCCGGCTCCGTGTTTCACCTGCTGGAGCCGGATATTAATCAGGAGCTGTACGGCCTGCCGGAATATCTCAGCGCCCTTAATTCTGCCTGGCTGAATGAGTCGGCCACGCTGTTCCGCCGCAAGTATTACGAAAACGGCGCTCATGCCGGATACATCATGTATGTCACCGATGCCGTGCAGGATCGCAACGATATCGAAATGCTTCGCGAAAACATGGTTAAGTCGAAAGGCCGCAACAACTTTAAAAACCTGTTTCTCTATGCCCCACAGGGGAAAGCCGACGGCATTAAAATTATCCCCCTCAGTGAAGTGGCGACGAAGGACGATTTTTTTAATATCAAAAAAGTCAGCGCCGCAGATCTCCTGGACGCACACCGCATCCCCTTTCAGTTGATGGGCGGTAAGCCGGAGAATGTCGGGTCACTAGGAGATATTGAAAAAGTGGCAAAGGTCTTTGTCCGCAATGAACTCATTCCATTACAGGAGAGAATAAAGTCAATAAATGAATGGTTAGATATGGAAGTCATAAAATTCCTTGATTATAACTTATAAGTAAATATATAAAGTTGGCGGAATGCAATCCCGCCAACTTAACTATATATACTTCCTTTTTACTCTACTTAATTCTATCACTGATGAGGAGAGACAAAATGACAAATTAATAGTATCGATATAATCCAAAATTTGACTCTCAACCTCAATAAAAATATTTTTGGGCCCATTACTAATCGATATACCGATTTCATCCAAAACAGCCATCATTTTTCTCTGATGAGTTTTATATTTATAGTCTTTATTTTCCTCTGTAATATGTGCATTGGCTTCCTCAATAACACATTTGATTCTAGATATTATTTCTAGATAATCTCTCGAAACAGATATATCACCGCCTTGCGCTTCAGGGAACATAACCCTATACCATCTAAAAAAATTAACTTTCTCTGGATAGATGCTACTTCTTTTAGTTAACTCAGCACTTGCAAATTCTCTAAACATCGTCAGATGACTAGTGTAATTACTATTATTATTATTTTTAACTCCAGCGTTATATGTCATCAAAGCAATCATAACACCAAAAACGGTAACAAAAGTTGTTATAAGCCATCCAAACGCCTGAAAATACATTACTATACCAGATGTTTTTTCCGCAAAAAATTTTAAGCACTGGCTATCGAAGCATATATCACGCTCATATAGCTTTTCATTCTGAATAGTTTCAAAAAGAGAAATTAGCGAAAAAATCAAAAAAAGAGCTGACGACACACCGACAATATATTTGAGAAGTCTAATATTTGCATTCATAATGGTTTTAAAGATGCCAATCTAGATTTAAAACACTCCAGTTTTTCTTTAAATGATTCAGAGCGAGTAAGAATAATCATCTTATATCTCGTCAAATCATATTTTCTTTTATACCAATGTTTATTTTGATTACCTTTCGAATACGACAACTCTAAACTTTTTATAGCTGCATCAATCACAGCAACATCTCTTTTAGATGGCATCGGTTTTATTGCCTGCAACTGTTTCTTGAATGATTCATATTTTTCATGCCCAACACGGCCAAGCTTATTCACTCTCCCCATACATCTATTGAATTCTTTTCTGTATGCAACACTTGTTTTTGTGTTATTTTTTGCCGCCAGTAATTTCAAATTATGTATAGATGCCCTGATTCTTTTGACTTCATCGGATGGTAGTCGAGGTGAGTCATAGTCAACTCTTAAACCATGTACTTTTATAGGTTCAGATGAACAGTGAAATATTTTAGTTTTGTGCTTATTTATCGGCAAGTCATGCTCAGAAAGCATCCTCTCTATATGGCTTTGCATTTGAGAAAAATCATAATTACTTATTTTAGATGACACGGTAATATCATCTACCAAACGCGTATAAACAAGCCCTTTCCTCTGCGCACGTCTTACCACATCCCCTTCAACAGCGAATAAACACAAAGTTGCTATATAGCTTGATGTTAAGGCCCCCTGTACGACAAAATCATCCTTAGTACATATATCCACCAAGTATTCAAGAGCCTCATCCTTAATATGCAATATCTCCTCAAACACGCTCCTAACCAGATCTCTATGGATATTATCGAAAAAATTACTTATATCCACCTTGAGAACTGTTTTTGCTCCACAATGAGCCTTTGCACATGAAACATAGTCACGTTTGACATTAGAATTTAAAACATCATTTTTACTGGGAACTGAACCAAACAAAAATGAAGGAAAAACAACCAATTCCTTAAAGATACGTTTATTAATTCTACTCTGTAATAATCTCATTTTAGGATGCAGGGAGTAGACAATCCGTTTGCTTCCGTCAATTTTGGGAATTTCTTTTAGAGTATATTTCTCATCTAATGGTAATTCTGCAATAGCTTTAAGCTCTTCAACAGAAATCGATAAAGCCTTTGACAACTTTTCAAGTGTTGTGATAGGAGCATTGGATTTGCTGTATGGTTTAAATTTATCCATAAACATACCATTCAAATTCAAAGTTACGTACGGTCTTCCCATACTCAAGGGTGGAACAGCAGAGATGCTTACATCAACAATTGTCAGCAACAGCCTCTGCTATCTTTCGACCGTACGTAATGTCGTCGGCTACGGCACCATCGTAGTTGACGACGGTGGGGCCTCGCTGATAGGTCCATAGTGGACGCTTTTTTGTAAAAGCAAAAACTGACAATTTAATGTTGTTGACTGCCGCATACCAAGCGAATCGCTGGTGCGCTAAGAATAATGCAACAAAAAAATAAGAATTTCAACCGGGTAACTGCAAGCCAGCGACATCGTTTAGCGCGCAGTGCTTTCCCCGCCTCGCCCGCCCGCTTCATGGGGCGGTTTTAATGCAGTTGCATGACCACTCAACTAGCGCGCCAGTCCTGATGTCGCCAGGCAGTTATTGTTCTCTGACTTGCGTGCGCTTCGATGCAGAGTAATGCACTTCCTGAATTGCTCGCATTCGCATCGTTATCATGATAGAAAACAGGTAGTTATTTGTGCGCAACTTAAGAAGAAATCACTAATTATGAAAAAGATTTATGAATTAACTACTGGTAGAGCGCTTAAGTATTTTCTGCAGCATGATTCATACACTACTCTGGAGCTACCCAGTTATGTCGATTTTTCCTCCTTGCTTGAAGAAATCAACTCCGCGATAGATGAAGGTAAAATCAACTTCCAACCTGACTCCAAGTCATTGATGGGGAAGAATATAAATTACGAGGTTTTAGTCAGCAAAGATGGCTTATATAGCTGGCGACGAATAACACTAATTAATCCTCTGTACTACGTGTATTTTTGTAAACTTATTACATCCCCTTCCAACTGGAAGGCTATAAGGAATAAATTTAGAGAGTTTGAGTCTAATGATCTTTTTTTATGCTCAAGTACCCCAGTGAGCAAAAAGAACACCTCAAACGTAGCTGCATCTGTTTTAAACTGGTGGGAAGATTTTGAACAAAAAAGTCTTTCATTGGCTCTTGAGTATGAGTTCATGTTCAGCACAGATATTTCAAACTTCTACCCTTCTATTTACACTCATAGCTTTGAATGGGTATTCATCTCAAAAGAAGAGGCCAAAAAGAAAGAAAATAACAATAACCCAGGACGATTGATCGACACTCATATCCAGATGATGATGAGTAATCAGACAAACGGAATACCATTGGGTAGTACGTTGATGGATACATTTGCCGAATTAATTTTAGGCGAAATTGATTTACAGCTAAGAAAAAAAACTGAAGAGCAAAAAATAACGGATTACAAAGTAGTTCGCTACAGAGATGATTATCGAATATTTTCAAGCAGTAAAGATGATTTGGACAAAATCTCAAAGTGTTTGGTTGAGGTCTTAGGTGAGTTTGGGCTTGATTTAAACTCAAGAAAAACAGAACTACATGACGACATCATTCTTCACTCCCTTAAATCAGCAAAAAAAGAATATATTATAGAAAGGTCGTTCAACTCCCTACAGAAAATGTTGTATGCAATATATTTATTTTCTTTAAAACATCAAAACTCCAAAATTACAGTTAGATATTTAAATGATTTCTTGCGAAAATTATTTAAGAAGAAAAAGATCACAAATAGTGGGCATCAACTAGATGCAATGCTTGGAATTATTTCAAGCATCATGGCTAAAAACCCAACCACCTACCCAGTGGGAATGGCTATTTTCGCAAAACTCTTGACCTTCCTTTATGACGACGATGAACTCAAATTTGGCAAGTTACAACAACTTCATTGTAAACTAGGTAAACAACCAAATACTGAAATGTTAGATATTTGGTTTCAACGAGTTCAAGGGAAGATACACACACAATGGGAAGGCGATTACAAAACAGCCCTATGTCAACGCATAAATGATGAACTCAAGGGAAAAAAAACATTTACCATTGATGGCCTGTGGGATGTAGAGTGGATTCCGGGTTCAGCCAAAAATAAAAACAAACAGAAAATACTATCAATTTTGAAAAAAACAAAAATTGTGGATTTGGATGCATTCGAAGAAATGGATAATGATATTACACCAGAAGAAGTGAACTTATTCGACAAGGAACACAGCGCTTAACGAAACAATGTTATTAACTCAACATGACTTCGTTAAGCATTAAAGCGAACAGTCATATGAAATTTCGACATCCCTAACGCCTCGCAAGCTCGTTGTTCACCCCCGCCAGCACTGAAAGCGAGTTTCAGCGTCGACGGGGTTTTCTATGGTCAACGTGGTGACAGATTATGGGCACGCGTGAAGGTAGAAATATGGACGGTTGGGATTATTGATTTCTCCCATACGGCTGCAGTTATCACTGACGATCTCAGTCCCTCCGACCAACTCGTAGAGGGTCAGATTCTCTTTGACCATAATTTGTAAACAATAGCCATCAGCCGCAGACTCTTGCACGAGTACAATGGCGGAACCGGACGCATAGCTAGTAATGTATGCATTAGTCATAATGACATGCTTCCAAAGCAAGATCGCCACGCAGTTCCGCATGATCCATCAGTTGCTGATACCAACCATCAAGTGGAAGCAAAATCAACCATTTCAATCATTTTTATATGTTTGTTGAGAATCCCGGCCACTCATCAGCGACCGGATACGTGAATTTTTCCCCGTCATAATTTACGGTCGCGCCACGCGCCAGCGCCTCAAGCTCCCATCGCTGTGGCCTGATACCGTTCTGAGCAAGGTCAACGCGGATACGGGTAATTTGCATTCGTTCCGACCGGGTCAGTCTGGCCGATGGCGCTATTTCATGCGGTTTTAACGGGCTTCCGTTTCTTTGCTGACGGTTTGGTCTTCTCAGACCGTGTTTTAATGCACCTCTGAGCGCCCTCATGACCTCCTGGTCATTCCATTCGATAACACCGTCATCTACCAGATTAAGCACTGCTGCGGCGTGTTCAGAAGGCGTGGGAGCCGGTGACGAAGTATCACCACCGGTGAGCTTTCCACAGTTATTGACAGGACTCCGAGGCGCGGCGATGCCGCTTTTTAAAGTCAAAGGCTCCACGACCGGAACTTTCGGCACAATGCGCCAGTCCGTCGTTCTGGTGATATGAATATGACGCGCGCCGAGATGTGGCGCGTAAATGCCGACCACTCTCTCGACTTCTTCCTCGTACTCGTTAACTTCATCCGACGGGCTACGGGCGACTCTGACAGTCTGGCAATCGCGCGGAACGTTTGCCCCACCCTGCGCACTGATATACAACGCAAAATCGCCACTGTCTGCGGCAGCGCGTGCAGCCTCGACGCGTTCGTCAAACTCATCAGCAATGCTGACGCCGCGAGGCAATTTGCGTAGTTCACGGTAAGCCCCCATTGTCGGCAGACCAACCGTTTTAAATTGCGGGATGCGCCACGTTGACGCCCATGCAGTAACAGCCGCGGCAGTATCTTTCAGAGGTCTGCCGGTATCGTTATCGAGCTGACCATCCAGTGCATAGCCGTCGATGTTTTTTGAGATGTATTTCGCGATATACCCCGCAGCACCGCCCCGATTAAGGTGTTTTGCCTGAAAACGGTTTCGCGCGGCTCCTCTTTCGTCGCCATCCTCTTTGAGCGCATAGCGACGCATGATTTCAATAATCTGGTTACGCTGGCGTGGATTACAAAAAAGCATCATATGCCAGTGCGGCGTTCCGTCGTGGTGTGGTTCAACAACACGCAAACCGTAGACCTGTAAATCATTATCCTTGAATGCCGTGCGCATCAGGCTCCAGATACGGCAGAGATAACGCTGCGCATCCTTTGGATTAAATGCCTCATCGTTCCAGCCGTGATTAAGCTGCACGGTTTTACTTTCGCCTTTTCCGACCTGACGTGTCGGGTGATACTTTGACGGCGCGGTCAGCGTGATAAACATCCCCACATCACCCTCTGCAGCGGCGTAACGCTCAATACCGGCAATGGTGTTCATCAGCTCCATCCGGCGAATTTCAGGATTAGAAATACTTCCCATCACCTTACTGATAAGGTCGATGCGCTCGCCGGTTTCCCTGTTTTCAAGGTCACACGATTTAAGAAATTCCAGATTTGCCTGGCGGCGTGCACGCACATCACGAATGGCATGTTTACTGGCATAAGGAGAACGGTCTTTATTGACTTCCCCGACAGCTATCAGTAACGCCTCATGCCAGCGCATACGCTGGCCTTTAAGCTGATGAGTCCACCACTCATCGTTAAACAGACGGGCAATGGCAGAATATGCCTGCCTCGTGGTCATCTGCCCTTTACGGTATTTTTTCCAGTAGAGAGGGGAAATATTGAAAGCACGTGCAGCGCCAGCAACATGACCATACAGGTGAGCCTGCGCCTCATCCGTAAACAGCGATTCTTTTTCGCCATGCGCATCCACCCAGGCATCGCTGAGTTCCTCATACATCATGAAAAGCTGCGATGAGATACGGGCAGCAAACTTTTTCAGCTCCTTGTCATTCATTCCCGGCAGGCGCGCATAGTGGTCACGCTCTGCCAGAAACAGTAACGACGCGTCGGTGTTCATTTCATGGCGCTGATTCACACGCTCAATGCGCGGCCATAAACGACGCTGAAAAGTGGATGTGAGGAAATAAAACCCGTGCACCGGGCTTTTATTGCGCCGGATGTAGTCATAGCGTGAAGTAAACAGCGAGCGCAAAAAGTAAGGCAGGCGGTTAATCGTGGATAAAACACCTTGCACCTGACGCATCTCGTCACGTGTAAGGGGTCTTTCGCGCCCGACAGCCTCGCGTGGCGCGTTCCATGCATAAGCACCGGTAAACGCCTTACCGGTGCCTGCGGCAAATGCTGACGGAGGGACAAAACGCCCGGAGGCTTTAACGGCCATATGAGCCAAAAGCCTCTGAACAACGCTTGCTGAGTTGCTCAACCTGCGCGTTTAAATCAGCAAAAGACTTTGCGCTTCCGGTCAGAATATCGTGATGCATCAGGCCGGAAACGAGCTGGCTTAATTTCGGGTAATAACCAACCACCGCCAGCCATTCCTGACCGGCATTTTTACCGCTTTCCGCTCTCTTTTTCTCGTGGAGAATAAACTGAAAGCTGTCACTGGTAACGACATAACGTTCGCCAATTTCGATACGAATACTCATGCCATTCTCCGGTAATGTTTGTTTTTTGCTTCAAAGACTGACTGACAGGAAACACAACGCGTGGCTGACGGATAAGCCGCACGACGGGCAGCAGGTATTGGCGCGTCACACTCTTCGCAAACCAGCGCAGAAACACCGCAATGTTTTACCCTTGCCGCGTTAATCTGGCGCTCCAGTAATTCAGCCTGTTGTTCCTGAATGAAATCTACGTTGTCCGGCATTACCAGTTCCTTTTGTCGTTCAGTTTCTTAAATTCATCAGCGCAATAGCTGGCGATTTCTGTCGTTAATTTTGTCAGTTCATCCACGGAGGAAATTTGCTTGTGAAATACAGCGCGTTTAACAAGTAAATTGACCACATCAGACAGGAGGTTTAATTCATTCTGATAAATCGCGATAACAGATTCAGTTATGTCGCGTTTTTCTTTATCAAGACAAAGTTGAATAAGAGACAAATCGCCATTTTTCATAACGGCGATTTTTAAGGCGTTATTCAGTAATACAACTGAATGAGAACAGGACATCAAAGCACCTCCCCGCGAGACAATCCGATATTGTGAAATTTTTCCGACTCCTGACTGAGCAGCTCGACTATCTCCACGCGGGATAACTCCGCCTTTGTGATATGGCGAATCATGGCGTCAAGATGAGAAAAAAAGCGCGTCGCAGCATCAGCCTGTGCTTCGGTTCTGGCCTGTTGCAGCAGTAATGCGTATTTACCGCACTGATTTTCAGAAACTGTATGCATGACTTTCTCCAGGCAAAAAGAAGCCCCGCACGATTAAGTGCGTTAAAAACTCTGGTTAATTACTTAATGCAGATATTGCTCTGGTTTTACCGACGTCAGAATTGTCGGTGCATACTCAAACAAACTGAATAGTTCACGTAATGCACGGAATAAAGCATCACGCCAGTAACATGACTCTTCATTAATTCGCCAGTATGGCTGATTGAATTCTTTTTCAGTCAATCCGGCATGCATAAATAAAGTGCGACGCTGACTGACTGTTAAAAAACTAATATATGCATACTCACTTGCACCAACCTGACGGCGTTTTGAGAATGCGCCACGCAATTCATCAATTGCACAAACCAGTCGTTCACGTTCGACGTCGTTCATTTCTTCAAAACGCATCGTTGCGTGACGCTGTTTTAACTGCGCATGGAAGCAAACCGTTAGCCGTTCGCGTTCCATCATCTGATTATAATAATCGCATGTCTCCTGCCAGCGAGGGACGGCCAGATGCTTACCAATTATCCGGCGCATAGCTGCTGGCTGTTTTTCAACGAGATTGAGCGTCATCACTGTCATTTCCAGACCCTCCGGCTTTTCAGAAAGGTCAGAGCCTTTTTTAACGGACTCTGTTTTTTGGTGCGGATAATGATTCCCTTACGCCCCTTACCATGGGTGATGGTGAAGTCAATCGCCCTGGGGCTTTCGTTACGCAATAACTGAGCAATACAACGAGGCTCATTCATACGGTTCTCCTTAACGTGGTTCACCGAGACCTAACCACATCAACCAGCCGTCACGAATCTCTTTAGGACGGCTTTCATAAGCCAGTTTTAGTCCGTTATTCCATGCCGGAAGGTATACCCAATATTCACCAGCACGCCCCGATACTGACTGAGGGTCAGTAATCTCAATAACTGGTAATTTCCCTTTCTCAATCATGCCCCTTACAGCTCTTGGAGTTTTACCAATGAGTTTTGCAAACTCCTGATAAGGCACGGCATCAGTCACGCTTACAAGCTGTCTATTCATCTGCTACGATTCTCCCTTAGTGCTTCTAATGGCTCCTAATGGCTAATTATTGCCTAAAAGGATAACTCCAGAAGCACAACATTTCACACTATCAGCAAGAAATTACGCAATCGGAGTAATTATGTCAATAGACGTTTCGGAGAAGTTGAAGCTAATCCGTGAATCTGAAAGGTTAAACCGTAAAGAATTCAGTGAATTAACTGGTGTAGCCTACAGCTCACTTTCGAGCTATGAGAGCCGGTCAAAAAACGCTGGAGTTGAAGCCATAATGAAGGTCTTACAACATCCTAGATTTACTAAATATACTTTGTGGTTCATGACTGATCAGGTAGCTCCAGAAGCCGGGCAAATTGCGCCCGCTCTCGCACACTTTGGGCAAAACGAAACAACGTCGCCCCACTCCGGTCAAAAGACTGGTTAACAATTTATCGTGAATATATTCATCACAAGTGCCTACTATTGGTGGCTAAATTTCAGCCACCACGAAAAAAGCGATTAGTAGTAGCAAAAAAAAGTACCACTCGGAGGGTTTTCTGATGGCAATCAAAAAACTCGATGATGGTCGATATGAAGTGGACATCCGCCCTACTGGACGTAATGGAAAACGCATCCGTAGGAAGTTTGATAAGAAAAGCGAAGCTGTCGCTTTCGAAAAATACACGTTGTACAACCACCACAATAAAGAATGGCTATCAAAACCAACAGACAAACGACGTCTGTCGGAACTGACACAGATCTGGTGGGATTTAAAGGGTAAACACGAAGAGCATGGGAAATCTAATCTTGGAAAAATTGAAATCTTCACAAAAATAACGAATGACCCATGCGCATTTCAAATCACGAAATCCCTTATCAGCCAGTACTGCGCCACCCGAAGAAGTCAGGGTATTAAACCTTCGAGTATCAATCGTGATTTAACATGTATTAGCGGCATGTTTACAGCCCTGATTGAAGCGGAGTTATTCTTTGGTGAGCACCCTATCAGAGGGACAAAGAGGCTTAAGGAGGAAAAACCAGAAACAGGCTATCTCACACAGGAAGAAATTGCCTTACTGCTTGCAGCACTTGACGGCGACAATAAAAAGATTGCGATTCTTTGCCTGAGTACAGGAGCACGTTGGGGAGAAGCAGCTCGTTTGAAAGCAGAAAATATCATCCATAACCGCGTCACGTTTGTTAAAACGAAAACAAACAAACCACGCACCGTCCCGATCTCAGAGGCTGTTGCCAAAATGATCGCGGATAACAAACGAGGTTTTTTATTCCCTGATGCTGATTACCCTCGCTTCAGACGAACAATGAAAGCAATAAAACCGGATTTGCCAACGGGGCAAGCCACACATGCACTAAGGCACAGCTTTGCCACTCATTTCATGATTAATGGAGGAAGTATTATCACGCTACAACGGATACTAGGCCACACGCGGATTGAGCAAACTATGGTTTACGCTCATTTTGCGCCAGAGTACCTTCAGGACGCCATTTCTCTTAATCCGCTAAGAGGTGGTACTGAGGCCGAGAGTGTCCACACAGTGTCCACAGTAGAGTAACGTTTAAGGGCTTTCAGTGGTAATTTATGCCGCTCAAACCCGCATAGTACCGTTGAAAGCCCCTACTGGTGACACCCTAAATCTCCCTTACACGGGCTTATTTTTTATGCATAAGCCCTATCCCTGGTCACCGTCTTCCATTGACCACATCGATAGAATCCTCCTTCATAGCACGATGCCTTTCACTTATCGACATCGTGCTCGCACAGGTTCCGGTTACGCACAGCCAGAACGCGCATGTTTGACGCTTACCAAAAAATGAACCTAAAGCATTGGAATATTTTTGACATCATTTTCTGATGGCTGCATAAAATAAAAATTCTGCTTTAGTTTCATCTATCTGTTTGTCATTAATACTCACATTCAATAATAGTGTTGAAGAATATCCCATCACAGATAAAATAAATATGTGCATGGTAGTCTTGAATCTATTCTCACTCTCCACATTTGAATGTCAGACGAGCGACGCCATGTAATCCTGCACCTTCTGTCTTCAGGTCAACTATCTGCATTTTTTTGCCCTGAGTAACACAGAAATGAGTTGCATCATTTTTTACTATATTTTCTGCACCAGATATTCTACCCCTGGCTAAAGAAGCTTCGGCTTCGGTGTAGTATTGGTTATCGAGTTTACGCTGAATATTACTTTTATATGCAAGGCCAAATTTACCGATACTTGTCTCATCATTATGCACAGCACAACCAGACATAAGAAAAACACTAATTAATGATATAGCAGCTATCTTTTTCAC